CACTTGAACCCGCTCAGGCGCCCGAGGGAGCCTTCCTTGAACAGCCGCGAGACTTCATCATCGGGCTGGAACAAGGACTGGATCGCCGGCGTCAGCGAGGTATTGACCGAGGGCGGAATGATAAAGCCCTTGTTGCCCGAGGGCGGGCAGGCTTTCTCAATCATGCGCTGCCGGGCCTGCATGGTGATCGTGGTCGAGGTCGGGTCCGTCCCGAGCACGCCGACGACGTTGTTGGCATGCTGATACGCAAACTGCGTGAACCGGCTGTCAATCTCCTGCGCGATGTAACTCATGCAGGGATCGAGCACCTGATCGCGGAGCTGCGCATCCGGGCGGGTGACTTCGAGGGCCTTCTGCACGTCGTCCCATTCGAGATCGACGCCGAAGACCTGATCGACGGTCACGGTCGTGTAAATGCGGGTGACGGCTTGCGGGTTATACCCCAGGCCGGTGCGAATCGTCGGCTGGAATGGACGCGGGACCCGGACGGTTTCCCCGACCGCGAAATCCCGTGTAAATTCCTTGTTGTAGTTCGTGTTGCCAAACTGCGCGACGGCCAACTTGTTCGTCAGCAGACGCAAGCCTTCCGTCGTCAGCCAGTCAACGACATTCCATGAATTGGTCGTCGGCATGATCGGTTACTCACCTTCGTCTCGCCGCCACATCTCGCGCATTTTGCGCGGCCTTGTAACGGCTGAAGTCCCCCGACGCCAACGCAGCATCGACATCATCCACCGGCGCCACGGCGCGGGTAGACAAGCCGTCCACGGGAGGCGGGGCACTTGTTCGCGACACAGGAGGAACCGACGACCCGAAGAGCACCGCGTCGAGTTTGCCGAGCTCGTAGACCGCCCGCCCCGGGGGCAGGCTCACGATCCGTTGAAACTCCTCGCGATGGGTGCCGAGATGATAGAGCAGCTTGGTCGGGGCCGAGGACCGCGCAATCGCATTCCCCATGACTTCCGTCGTGGGCGTCGAGGGCACATCCCGCGTGATCGGATTCACCTTCGACCAGTAGTCGGGATGATCCTGCACGAAGGCTTCCGCCTGACTCAAATACGCCTGCTTGACCTCTTCCGCCTCGTGCACCGCCGCCTGATGGGCCTGCTGCGCTCGATACGCGTCGGCCTTTTCGGCCGCCACCGCCAGCGTAAACTCGGCGGCATAGCGTTCGTAGCGGGTATCGGCTCCTGGCGGCTGCGCGGTTGCCCATGTATCGTAATCAGGAAGGCTCGCAGCGGGCGACGGGGCCGCCGGGATCACGTCTGGACGAGCGGCCGGGACGGGCGCCTGCACCTCTGCCCGTAACTGGGCGCGGGTCTTCAGCAATCCATCAATCTCGGCTTGCAGTTCCTGCTTTCGACTCTCGGCGTTCTTCTTCTTCGTCGGTTGGCCCGCTTCCGAGGCGGGCGCGGCTACAGCCTCCGTTGAGGCGACCTGTTCCACAGGTTCGGCGGGGGACGACTCCGCAACAGCGTCCTTGGGGGCGTCTCCGGTCTTGCGCCATTCCGCCACTTGGGCGCTGCTCATCTCCGAGAGATTCGGGAGGGCAGGGCCCGCAGGCGTCTCAGCGACCGCTGACGAGGCGGCGGGTTGGTCGTCGGCCATGCTGGTTACTTTCTATCCATGGGTGATGGTCACGCAGTATACACCGAAGCGGCTCATGCTGACGGCTCCGCAGGCTCCGGGGCCAGATCCGCCGCCTGCTGCCCTTGCTCGAGCGCATGCGCCTGCCCCTGCTGGGCCTGTTCGAGCGACTGCTGGTGCCCGACCTGGGCCTCTCGCAGTGCCTGCTCATGCTCTTGCTCGCTCAGCGCCTTCTCATGCGTCATTTGCGCCGTGGCATGGACTACGTCCTGCGCGTGCTGGAGATGCTCCAAGTGGAGGTCGAGTGCCTTCGCAGACCCCTGCTCGGCCGCATCCACGAACGTCCGCGCCTGCTCGGCGTCAATCTTGGCGCCGGCTATCGCAATCTGCGCCGTCTGCTGGATCCACGCGAGGCGTTCCTTGCCTTGCTGCTCGAGTTGCATCTGTTGGATCTTCTGCTGGCCTTCCAACTGCTGCTTCTGCATGTCGATCTGGCCCTTGGCCTGCGCTTCGGCCTGCTTCTCGGCCTGCTTCGACTCAATCGCCTGCTTCAGTTGCTGGTTCTCTTGCCCCAATTGCTGCATCTGGGCCTTGACCTGTGGCGGAATGCCGTCCTGGCCGTCCTGCTCCGCATACTCCGGGGGCGTCACAACCTTCGCGATCTCGTCGCCAATCTCGCCGAGGTTCTTCAGCTTCACCGCCATCCCCAGCACCGCCGCCGCCGCCTTCTGGCCCGCCACCGCCGCCACCATCTGGATATTGCTCACGAGCGTATCGGTAAACGCGGCGCCTTCCGCCCGCTGACTCTCAAACGCCGGTCCCTCGCTGATCGTGACGGTATGATCGCCCTCGACTGACGCCAGGTCGCCCTTGCGCTGCATCTGCGGGTTATTGATCCAGACCGTCTTCGCGTTGTCCTTCGCGTCCCGCACCCCGACCTCGCGAGGCGTGTCGTAGACCTTTGGGATCAGGTCCTCGACAATCACGGCGCCCTGGTGCAGCATCTCGTTGTAGTGGTCGAGGAAGTGAAACGACCCCTTCTGCTGCGAAGACTGAATCTGCTGCAGGGCAATGCCAGACTTCTGGTTCTGCTGCTGCGCCACCGTCGGCAACGGCGAGACCCCCATCGCCGCTTGAATCGCTCGTCTCGCGGACTCCGCGCCAATCTCCAGATTCTGGATGAACGGCTCATACGGGTTGCGAACGGGAAATTCGGGCGCTTGACCGGGCAGACCCTCCACGAACGTCTCAACCTCAATCACCGCAATCGGCTCATGCAGCGACTTGGTCAGATTCGCCAGTTGGTCCGGCTTCAGCGACCCCCGCCGCACGAAATAGGGGATCTTCGGGGTCATGCCGACCAGTTCCGCCTGACACGTCCGGTAGTAGCAGTAGAGCATGTAGGGATCCCGCGCTAAGCGGGTCATGCTCAGCATCTTCCGCTTGGGGCCTGACCCCTCATCGACGTAGATCACCATCCCAAAGCAGGACACAAACGGGATGTATTTCCCGGCCCACGCCTGCCGCTTCTGCGTGCCGGGTTTCTTCAGGATCTCGACGCCATTGGTCAAATACATGCAGACCGAGGGCACTGACTCCTCGCGCCGGTTGACCACTTTCACGCCGGCCGGCATGTCGCGCAGTTCGTCAGTGTAGAAGCCCCGGGTGCTCCCGTCGGGCATCTGCATCTGCACCAGTTCCTTCGTGACCGGTTCGACCTTCCAATACTCCGCGAGCATGATCCGCTCAGGCTTGATCCACGCCGGCGCCTGACTAATCACTTCGGGCGTGAAGTTGGTCACCTCAGCCTCTGGAAATTCCCGCTTGAACTCCTTGATGCTGCGTTCCTGCAAGTAGAACAGATACCGCTGGTCGCTCGAGGACGGCCGCAACGCATCGGGATCGCCGAGCACGAGGTCGGGGTTCTCGATGGATTCAATCCACAGGTCTTGCACGAACCCCTTCGGCATCCACTTGCTCGAGAAGCGCAGCCAGCCGTAGCTCTGATGGACGGCATTCTGAAAGGCCGTCGTATAGGCAATCTGCGCCTGCGAGCGATACTCAATCTCCCGCATCTTACCTTGGTAGAACTCGGAGGTCTTCGCGCTCGCCCCGTTTCCCGTCGGGTCAAACTTCGGGGCCCGGGGATTCGCCCGCACGTCATTGATCAGTTGATTGAAATACTGGTGGAGCTCGTCCAGCGACAGGCAGACCCGGCCCGCATCTTCCCTAGCCTTGCGATCCTTCGGATCCCACGGATCCCCGCCCACAAACTGCATGTCCCGCTTCGCCGCTTTGCGGATCGGCTCCCACTGATCGTTCGCGTAGGTGTAGCGGTCGCGGATCTCCTCAAGCAGGGCATCGTCGCCCTTCTTCTCGCGCTGCGGGGAGGGACTGCCGGGAGACTCAGCCATCAGGACTCCGTGACCCGCAGGCGTTCTGGCAACAGGGATTCAACCAGCCGGCGCTCCGCGTCCGTCAGTTCGACGTGCGCGACGTAGGCGTCGTATTCGGTGCGGGTCTTGAAATGCTGCGAGAACCGGGACAGGCGAGCCGTGAAGACCGTGCGCGGGAGCGTGCCGCCTTCAGGACTGCGTGGATTCAGTCGCGCCTCGCGCCCCATTACTTCGCTTTGTGCAGGAACTTGCCGAGATTACGATGCGGATGCTGCTGCGCCCGCCAGTCGTAGGCATACGATTCGTGGTTCGGGTCTGCTGCGGGTTTGGCGGCACGGGCCTTCTTGACGTGCTCAGGCTTGCCCTTCTCAGAGCCCACGGCGAAGTCATGCATCTGGTCGTGGGTCATGGAGGCCCGGATCTTCTCAGCCATCGGGAACGTGGCGCCGTGTTCCGCGGCTTGCATCAGGCGTTGCTGCGCTCGAGACTTGGCAGGCATGGCTACTCCGGGGAGATGTGGATCTGCCGCAGGAAGGTTTTATCGTCGCGGGTTAGATGAGGCTGACGAATGACATACGCTGAGCCGTCCCATGTGGCTGTGTTATCCTTCAGGGCGGTCTGCCAGAAGGTTAACTCGGCCTGCAGCCGAGCCGTGCGCTCAACCCGCGCCCGTTCTTCAGGACTGAGCATCATGGCCGCTAATCTCCACCGTGCCCACGCCCTCGACCGCTTCTCGCTTCACGCTGACGTGCTCCTCGAGCCGCACATACCGGCGCTCAAGGGCATCCGCCCGCTGCTCGAGTTGATCCACGCGGGCATAGAGCCGAGCGACCAAGGCATTCAGATCGTCACGCTCCGCGACCTGTAACTTGGCCGGCTGCCACGTATCCGTGGTCTTCAGTGCGTGGTAGGGGTCCACTGGCACGGCAGTATACACCTAACTCCAACTGACGCGGGGCCGATAGGGCGCTGGCGCAGGCATGGCGACCCGCACCGGCTGCGCGAACGTCAGGGCCAAGGCGTCCCCGTCGTCCGGACTATCGACCCCGCGCTTCTTCATGTTCTCTTTCGACTCGAGCAGGACCCGATCCTGTTTGTCATGGGTATAGCCGGGCCCGGTCAGATCCATCTCGAGCGCCGAGGTGCTGTCTATCGCACCCCGCGGCAGCCAGTCGCGCAGCTTCGACCACATATAGGCCCGCATGTTGGCGAGTTTCGGATCAGGCGACTCCCCGCCGAACTGCACGTCAATGACGTTGTCATAGCCGAGTTGCCGCAGCCGGTCCGCAATCGGGCCGCCGATGCTGCCGCCCGTGGCATCCACGAAGAGCTTCGCCACCTTCTGGCCGGAGTAGTCCCGGGTCAGGACATCCGCCGCCAGCGTGACCATCTTCATCGAGTCTCGAGCCTGCGCCCCTGGCACGCGGATCGGCGGAATGCTGCGAGCATCCGGGCCCCGACGAAATCGGATGACGCACTCATCGGATCCTCCACGAGCCAGGTCAAGACCCGCGAGGAGCGGCTCATCTGGCAAAGCGAGCACTTGCCGGGCCTGAGCGGCGGCAACCGTGGCGGTATCAATGAACTGCAGATCCGAAGCTGCCGGCGGCAGGCCGAGCACACGAACGCGAAAGAAATCACTCCCTTCGCCATAATCCTGCGCCCATTCTGCAATCTGCGTCTTATTGGTAAACCGGCTCTCCCGGCTATCCACCACGGTCACCACATACCGTGAGCGCTGCACCCCGAAGCAGGCCGCATGGAAGGCGCCTGTGGTCCGTGTCGGGTTGCCGAAGAGGAACTGCATCGGCTCTCCGTCGGTCAGACCACCTTCGCTGACCTCGTGGATCTTATCGGGCACGGCCGAGTCTTCGTCGTTGATATAAAAGGACGTGCTATCCGCGGCATGCTGGCCGGCGAAGGCTTCGCTGTTCTCTTCCCGGCAGGACTGGGGAGCGCAGAACCAGCTTTTGGGATACTGCCGGTGATACATCCGGTTGGCCACCACCGCAAACCACGGGGCCGTAATACACAGGCCCGTCCAATGCTGCACTGTCGCCCAGGTCTTCGTCTCAAGCTGGGTGAAGGTATTCGCGGTAATCGTGCCCTTGCAATAGGGGCGGGTAGACATAATCCAATCCACCAGCCACGCCACCATGACGGACTTGCCGATGCCGTGGCCGCTCGAGACCGCCCGGCGGATCGGCTGCACCGGCGTCACGCCGTCGAAGGCTCTCGCCTTGACCTCCCGACCGAGGTCCTCGAGGAAGGCCCGCTGCCACGTATCCGGGCCGTCATGCTGACTCAGGGGGCCAGGTTCGCCCCACGGGTAGGCTTCCAGCACGAAGCGGAGGGGGTCTTCGGCGCAGTCTCGGGCCCACTCGGCAAGCGCGAGCTCGTCGGTGGGGCTAAGCCGTGAGGCGTCGAGCATGGCGCTGCTTCAGGACATCCACGATATTGATAGTAATGTTCAGTTCCTGGGGTTGCTCAAAGGCTTTACCATCGGTGCGGTCGAGCACGTCCTTGGCGGCACCGAGTTGCACGGTGGGGAACTCCTCACGCTTCAGGAGGTTATTGAGGGTCTGGATAGCGAGAGGCTGTAAGGCCATCAGGCGCTCTTTGGCGGCGAGCTTGACCTGCGGGGCCGAGCCGCCGTGCATGCGACAGACAAACCCGCCGGCAATGGCCGGGTTCTGGCACGGTTTCTTGGTATGTTTGCCCTTCGCCGTGCAGCGGGCCGCACCGGGCGCGAGTAAGGTCTTTTGTAAAGGGTGCTCCGTTTCTATCGGCTCATGCACCTTCACGGGTCCGCGGGGAGCGTGCTTAGACACCGGCGTCCGCCATCTGCTTGACGAGTATATCTAAACTTCTGCGGAGCAGGGCGTTCTCCTGCTGGAGACGAGAGACTTCGGCGCGTAACTCGGTTAGTTCATCAGGATAATGCACATTCCCATCCTCATCTATTTCGATGACTTGCTCAGATGGGAGACGTGTGGGGGTGTCGTCAGGGGCGACGGGCGGATCAGTCATCGGACGATCACCTTATACAGGTCCGCTTCTTCTGGGGATAACCGCACCGTATCTAAGACGTGTTCGAGATCGTCAGCGTGTTGGGTCACCAAGCGCAGCCGTTTGCGGGCATCGGCTTTACGTAAGTCGGTGCGCCACTGACGAACTAAGGCGCGAAGTTGTTCCTCTAACCGGCTTCGTGTCGGCGGGGTGTCGTCAGGGGGGCGGGACTCTCGGCTCATGGCTGCTCCTTGGGGCCGTCGGCCTGCGCGAGGGCGGCTAACAGTTTGTCCGCTAGACAGCAATAGCCGCAGCGATGGTCAACGACCTCGATGATCGCGTTATCGCCTACGGATTCCTGCTCGAATCGCTCGCAGCCATCCTGCCGATGCTCCTCGCGGTAGTCTTTCAGTAAATCTTCCAGCGCGGGCAGCGCCACGAAGGCGCGGGCATCGGCTTCCTCCGCAAACTCGGCAATCACGATGATGCCATCGTGGAGAACCAGCCACTGGTCATGATCTTCCAGCACGGTGAGCGGGGCGGGTGTCCTCGGCATCACGCCGTCTCCTCGAGTTGTGGCTTCCACGCATGGGCAATGTGCCGTGATAAGGGCAACGGAATCTTGGCGATGACTGCTGAGGCGGCTTTGCGCTTCACGCTGTTTTTACCGTGCAGACGCCCTGGTGAAATCGTGCCGGCTGCCTTCATGTCGGCATAGCTCCCAAACCAGTCACCGCTGACCTTTGCGCCGCGATCCCATGAACTCTGCTCCCGATGTTTTCCGCTTCCGTTGACGGTGCCGACTGAACCTTTCATGCCTGTGCGTCCAACAATGGGCATCAACCCAGGCACATCGCCCCAGAGATAAAAACTCCCGTAATGCCACCGCGCCCGCCCGACCCACTTCTGCGCCCCGACCACGTTCTCCACCACCAGCGGAATGAACCGGCCCGCGGCCTCTTGTGCTTCCCGCTGAATCCGAAAACACGCCTCAAAGAGGCTGTTATCCGGTGGCGGCAGTGCCTTCGCTCGCTTCCACGGCATCGCCCGATACGAATACGCCTGGCACGGCGGGCTGGCGACAATCAACGCCGCGTCCTTGAACTGCCGCCCGTGAATCGTCAGCACGTCCTGCAGCACGAGCTGCGCGGGATACCGATGCTCGCCATAGACATGCTGTTCACAGTCAAACCCCACCACGTCATAACCTTCTGCGAGTAAGCCGTCGGTCCAGCCGCCTAAGCCACAGAAGAGGTCAATAGCCAACGGCTTCACTCGGCTAACCCCCCTCTATCGGTGCGGACGTGCGAGGGGATGGCCTCGGCAAAGTTGAACACTTCTTGAGACAAGCGTTTTGCCGCTATCTCGCAGTAGTGTTCGCTACGTTCAATCCCAATGCATACTCGTCCGAGTCTCTTGGCCGCGAGAAGCGTCGTTCCAGAGCCACAGAATGGGTCGATCACCACTCCATCGAATGGCGTCACGGTCAGGATTCTGGTCATCAGGTCCCTGGGTATCTGGCACGGGTGCTCGGTCTTTTCGCTGGACACGTTTTTTACCTGTTCCACCTGCCACCAGTCATACAGGCGGGCACGCCTCCCGCTTTCGATGAGTGCCATCACCCGCTTGTCATTGGGATTTTTATAATCCTGTCCATCTCTGGAGAAGTCTGGGTGAATGCCGAACCACGCAACAGACCGCCACTGCTTGGGCGTGTTCGCGTGGTAGACCCATGCCACTATTTCGCTCGGTGAGACACCCAACAGTCGCGCCAGCGGGAACAGGGCTTCCGGGTAATGAATAAAGACAAGAGGCGTCCGAACAACAGCACCAAGGAAATCCCAATAGTCGCCATCAAGCATGGCGTCGTCGTGTTCGTCGTAGTGATAGCCGAGGTTATAGGGAGGGTCTGTGACCATCAAGCCAGACAACGGAGGGGCCACCTCCCGGCAGTCCCCGTGGTAGATCGTGATTCCCCCATGCTCGTAATAGGGCTTCAAGGTTTGACTCCGAAGAGTTGGAGCGCCTCATCGACGCTCGAGACCACCGGAAACCACGCCCGCCGCCGTAATTGCCCCTGCAAGGCCGTCAGATGCCCTCTAGGACTCTTAATCTCAATCGGATACCACGCGCCCCTGAAAGCCACCAAGAGGTCAGGCACGCCCTCATGGTTGAGGATCAGCACCTCGCAGCCGATGGCCCGCAACGCCTGAACAATGGCGGCTTGGGTCGAATCCTTGCGCCCAGCTTTACGCACGGACACCATCCTGCTTAAGGCAACACGCCCGTGTATTGACACAACTCGGGGTATGGGGACAGGGATAGGCATAGCCGCCCACCACCACGCGAGGCGCATACTGCATCGGATTCGCCAAGAATAACCCCAGCGGATGCCGGCGCTTCACCACCAGCGGGTTATCCGTGAGGAAGTAACCCTCGAGCGCCCCCTCCAGTTGATCCACGGTCAAGTGATGCTCCCGTAGATGCGTCCCGAGCTTCCCGAAGTCCAGCGGACTCAGGATCAGGGCGCAAGGCACGCCATACTTCTCGGCCCAGAGTGCCCGATACGTGTCAAAGACTTGCGATTCAGCCATAAATCCCCACTTTTCCATGCTGGACTTTTTTCCCTGATCCGCCCTTTTAACAGCAAAGGGTGAACGCGGGCCATGCTGCCACCTGAGTGATCAGGTCGGGGAGGGAGAAGTCCAGTGGAACCCTGATTCCCCTTTAGCGAGCGCCGCCGTTGTAACTTACGTGGCCGGCAGCAGCCACAAGGCACTTTCTCTAACGTCCAGAGCGCCAGCGCGGGAGATTTGAATTGAAAGGCGGGATGGTCTAGAATCGGGTCCAGTAAGGGTTTGCCCAAACCGGGCGCGATGCTCACTACATCACGTCTGACGGCCTTGAGTCCCCACTCGAGGCCGTTTTTATTTACCCGCATAAGTTACGCCTCCGCTCTCGCGGAGTCAAGCCACAAGATGTAGTTAGTCATGGCAAAAACAGTCGATCAGGTCGTCCGTCACGGTGTCCTTAAATAAATCTGGCTGGTTGAGCATGGCTCGATAGGACGGGCGGTCATTCCGAAACGGGGCGCCCATCCGTTCCTCTTCCAACGCCCACCACTCCGCGAGGTCCGGCCGGTCCCGCACGATGTTTTTCACCTTATCGAAGCCTTTCAGGAAACAGAGGTCGCAGTTCCCTTGGTTCTGCTTCAAATAGAGGTCAAAGGGCTGCATGGCCCAAAACGCCATCACGTCAGTTTCGGTAATGCCAGCCTCCACCAACGGACCCACCTTAAACTCTCGCTTGTTCCGCTCATCTTGTCCGAGAATCCGCCACCGCCGTGGTTCATCGGCCCGTATCCCGATGACGGAGGTCCATTCGGTCAACCCTAACTCGCTCATCGCAAATCGCTTCATCGCATCGATCTTCAAATGCTGCGTGCACAGTCGCATGACTGGCGTGGGCGGGTAGGTCTTCCAGAGATTCAGCGCTGTAAACGGCTCGCCTTCTCTCGCGGCCGTCCGATACGTCACCTCTTTGTAGCGGGGATCCTCACGCTGCCATTCCACCCATCGCACAGGCACGTTCCACGCATGTTGGATATGGTCAATAAAGACCAGTGTTTCTAGTCGTTCCTTGCCCGTATTCGCAAAGACGACATGGACATCCGGCCGCAGTCCTTCATCGAGAATCCGGCGCAGCATGTAGGCGCTCGTCCGGCCCCCGCTGAAGCTGATCACCGCGGGG